GATGACGCGCATCCGCGAGCTGGGGCGCATCACCGAGGTGCCTTTCACTGCCGGCGTTCCGGTCAACACGTTCTGGGACTTTGGGGTGGGCGACGCCAATGCCATCTGGCTGCACCAGCGCGTCGGCCTGCAAAACCGCTGGCTGCGCTACATGCAGGACCACCACAAGGGCCTGGAGCACTACTGGCGCTGGCTCAAGACCTGGGCCGACGAACACGGCGCCATCTTCGGCAAGCACTACCTGCCGCACGACGCGGAGCAGAGCATTCAGGGCGAGCAGGTCACGAATCGATCGGAGATCCTGGACAAGCTGGGCATGAAGGTCAGTTCTCAGGTGATTGTCCCCCGGGTGCTATCGCTGGACATTGGCATCGACCTGACGCGCCGCGCGCTGGTGTCGGACAACTGGTTTGACCGCGAAGGCTGCGCCGAAGGCATCAAGTGCCTTGACGCCTACCAGTTTGAGTGGGACGAAAAGCTGGGCCGCTGGAAAGACAACCCACTGCATAACTGGGCATCTCACGGCGCAGACGCCTGGCGCCAGTTCGCCCAGGGCTACAAGCCTGGCGGCGATGTCAGTGAGTCGCTGTCCTCATTCAAGAACCGAAAACGCAGCTGGAGATAGAGCCGTGCACCTTTCCCCCGTCCTGAGCCCGAGCGGCGCGCCCATGTTCTCCGTGGGCGGCAACCAAGCCTACAAAACCGCCGTGAAGCATGGCTACGTGGTCAGCCTGGAGTGGATTCGCCTGGGCAAGCACACCCGTGCCGCGATGTGCATCTGGCCTGCCAGCAACGTCTTCGTGACCGGCGAGGGGCAGGGCATCTGGACGATCACCCGCAACTGCATCACCGACTTCGTGGGTTTCAACCGCGACAACAAGTGCACGGGCGGCCCATCGGCACACTGTTTCCGCGAGGCGCGCGAGGCCATGCCGCTGCTGGGCAAGGACGTGAACGACAAGGCCGCGCTGCATGAGCTGGTGGACGTGGTGGTGACGTTCGCACCCGAGCTGGTGCTGATGCCTGCTACGCCAAAGCACATCAAACAAGCCCTGGACACGCCCGCGATGTGGGAAGTGACTGCAACCAACAAGGACACCGGCAAGGTGCTCAACGAGGCCGAAGTATGAAACCCACCAATCTCGACACCAGCCCTGCAGCAGCACAGGAGCGACACGATAAGCGCCGAGCGTGGTTCCTGGCCGAGGCTTCGCGCCAGTCGGCCAACCGGGCCATGATGGCCAAGTGCGAGGCGTTTTATGACGGCAACCAGTACGAGTTCGAGGATGCCGAGGCCCTGCGCGCCCGTGGCCAGCCTGTGGTGGTTTACAACGAGGTAAAGCCCACAATTGACTGGCTGATCGGCACCGAGCGCAAGACGCGCGTGGACTTTCTGGTGGTGGCCGACGACGAGGGCGAGGAGGCCGACAACGACGCCTCGCTCAAGACCAAGCTGCTCAAGTACCTGGACGAGACGAACCGGGCCAGCTTTGAGCGCAGCTACGCGGCCGAGGATGCGTTCAAGGCGGGGATTGGCTGGATTGAAGTGGGCCTGCGCGGTGACAAGAGCGGTGCGCCGGTCTACATCGGTGCGGAGTCATGGCGCAATGTGCTGTGGGACTCGATGGCCACCAAACGTGACCTGAGCGACGCCCGCTACCTGTTTCGCATCAAGGTGGTGGATCTGGACGTTGCCATCGCGCTGTTTCCGGACAAGAAAGACAAGCTGGAGGCCTGCGCACAGAACGGCGACGATGCCGAGATCCTGCGCAACTGGCTGGGCACCGGGCTGATTGCCGGGCTGGACGCATTCAGCAGCCAGGATGACAAGCTGGACTACCTGACGGCCAAGCCGGTGGATATGTTCAACACCCGCGAGCGCGTGCTGCTGCTGGAGTGCTGGAGCCGCGAGCCTTTCCACAACAAGGAACCCGGCCCGTTTGGCATTGCCGACCCGATGACATGGCGAATCATGTGTTCGATCATGACGGAGAAGGACACGCTGATCGAGTCATGGAGCCCGTTCAAGCACGACCGGTTCCCGTTCATTCCCTACTGGGCGTACCGCAACAAGCGCACCGGCCTGCCGTATAGCCCAATCTGCCAACTGATGGGACCGCAGGAAGCGCTGAACCATCGCATGAGCCGCAGCCTGTACGAAGCGAGCGCGAATCAGCTGCTGATGGAAGAGGACGCATTCAATGCAGAGGTAATGGACATTGACGAGATCCGCGCGGAGTTGGATGACCCGCACGGAACGGCAGTGTTCGCACGGGGTGCGCTGGCCGGGAACAAAGTGCGCGACCGTGACAACAAACAGGCGGCGCAGTTCCAGCTGAACTTGGCGCAGTACGACCTGAATGCGATCCGCCAGATGTCTGGCGTGACTGGCGAGAACCGGGGCCTGGACACCAACGCGACCAGCGGCCGGGCCGTGCTGGCAAAACAGGAGCAGGGCAGCCTCATCACCATGGAGTTGTTCGACAACCTGCTGTTTGCTCGCCAGATGGAAGGCGAGATGGCCCTGAGCCTGTCCGAGCAGTTCATTACCCAGCCCATGACCGTGCGCACCAGCGGCGACAACGGGCGCAATGAGTACACGCGCATCAATGACCCGCAGCCAGACGGCACCTACCTGAACGACATCACCCAGCGCCAGGCGCACTTCACGGTGGGCGAGCAGGCATGGAAGCAGAGCTTTGCCGAGGCGGCGTTTGAGCAGCTGATGCAGGTGATGACCCAGCTGGCCAGCGCTGCGCCGCAGATCGTGGTGAATTTGCTGGACGTGATCTTTGAGATGCACCCGAGCCTGCCGCGCAAGCAGGCGATTTTGAAGCGCATCCGGTCAGTGAATGGCCAGGCCGACGACAGCGGAAAGATGACGCCCGAGCAGCAAGCCGAGATGCAGCAGAAGCAGCAGATGGCCCAGGCCCAGTTTGAGGCGCAGATGGCGCAGCTCCAAGCCCAGATCCGCGAAGCCCAGGCCAAGGGGGAGAAGCTGGAGGCTGATGCCATGGCCAAGCGACTGGAAGGCTTGTACCTGTCGGCCCAGGCTGCGCAGGTGCTGGCAATGGCGCCGCAAATCACGCCCGTGGCCGACGAATTGCTCAAGTCGGTGGGATTCAAAGACATGAACGGCCCCGGTGTGATTGACCCGGCCGCAATGCCACCGCAACCTGTTGCGCAACCCCAACCGCAACCTGTTGCGCCAGAGCCCATCCCCGAGATGCAGCAGATGGACGGAGCCATGGTGGGCAGCCAGACGCCGATGGCCGATGGTGTGGAGCAGAGCCTGATGCAGCAACAATTTTCCCAACCCATCCCGCAGGAGTGAGAACCATGAGCACACCCGAAGACCTCAAAGCCCTTGAAGCCATCGCAGCCGCCGAGGCGGCCGGCCAAGATCCGTTTGGCGATGACGAGCCTCTTGAGACTCCAGCCGAAGACGGCGCAGACGAGTCGCAGGCACAGGACGAAAACGAGCAAGAGCAGACCGCAGCCGATGCTCCGACCGCCGATGCGCCAGCCGCAGAAGCCGCGCAGCAAGAACCTGAGCCTGAGCCTGAGCCAGCCGCCCTGCCAGCGTACAAGGCGGAATTGCCCGCCGACCACAAGGCGCAGAGGACGGAACTACTCCAGGCCAAGGCCGACGCCATGCGCAAGCTGATGGATGGCGAGATGACGGCCGAAGAGTTTGCCACCGAAGAGATGCGCGTGACAGAGGCGCTGGAGGACCTGGCCGCAGCCCGCATCCGCGCCGAAACGCTGCAGGAAGCAAACGCTCAATCGCAGCAGGCGTACCAGGCTCGCACGATCCAGCGCCTTATTGCAAAGACCAAGGCCGAGGTGGACTATGCCGCGGATGCCACCGCGCAAAAGCAGTTCGACACGTCTTTGCAGGTGCTGGCAGCCCAACCCGACAACGCGGGCAAAGACTTTGCAGACCTGATCGAGGACGCGCACAAGATGGTCAAGGCCATGCGTGGTGTGCAGACTCCAGTCAAGGCGCCCGCAGCCGACCGCAGGCCCGCTGGCGATGTGCCCGTGACGCTGCGCAGCCTGCCCAGTGCGTCCACGCCGAACACGGGTGGGGTGATCGAGCAGATTGCACGCCTCAAGGGGCCAGCCTACGAGGCCGCCTACGCCAAGTTGACCCCCGCACAGCAAGCGGCACTGCTGGACGAGTGATGGCTCAAAACCGCCCGGGTCTGGTCGTTGAAATCCGCGAGGGCGAATCTGTTTGCCTGCGCGGAATCAATGGCGTTGACTCCGAAAAAATTGTGCTAATACTCGAATCCAAAGTTGGGCGCAAGGCCCGCGTGCGTATTCAGGCAAGCCCTTCCGTGAGGGTGGGCAAGCCCGAAGGCAGGCGGCGAACTGAGCCAGCTTTGTAAGGCCCTGGCAGTCCCGCTGGGGGTTTTTCGGCGCGCAGGAGTGCGTCACTGTGCTGGACAAGGAGTAACACATGAGCCGCACGACAATTTTGCCGAACGACCCGAACAAGCGTAAAGCCTGGGCAGCGGCAGTAGCTAACGACGCTGCGCAGGAGCAGTATTTCGCCCGCCTGGTGGGTGAAGAAGGTTCCCGCTCTGCCGTCATCAAGAAAACCGAACTGGAAAAGGGTTCGGGCGACGAAGTGACGACCGCACTGGTGGCCAAGCTGCGTGGAGCACCCATCACCGAAGGCCAGAAGCTGGCGGGCCAGGAGTTCAAGCTGCAGCATGCCGCACACACCATGCGCATCAACGAGTTCCGCCACGGCGTGAACGTCGGTGCGCGCATCGAGCAGTCGCGCGTGGGCTACAACCTCAAGAAGCAGGGCCGCGAGAAGCTGACCGAGTACATCAAAGAACTGTACGAGCAGGTCATCGTGACCGCCGCATCCGGCGCACGTGGTGTGGGCGATGAAATCAGCCACTTCGGCACGGATTACGCAGGCTACCCTAACGCCCTGCGTGCACCGGATGCGGCCCACCTGTTTGTCGGCGCGGCTGGCGACAAGGCCAAGGCCACGCTGGTGGCGGGCGACAAGCTCTCCCTGGCCACGGTGAACAAGTTGCGCACCAAGGCCAAGAAGATGCTGGGCGGCAAGGATAAGCCGGTGAAGATGACTCCCATCCGCAAGGGTGGCAAGGAATGCTTTGTGCTGGCGGTGCTGCCCGAGGTGATGCAGGACATCCGCGACGACGTGGGCGCACAAGGCTGGTTCGAGGCCCAGAAGGCCCTGACCGCAGCTGTGGGCAAGGAGTCGGAAATCTTCAAGGGCGGCGCCGGCATGTTCAATGGCGTGCTGATTGACGAAATGGAAGTCGGTGTGAAGTTCGGCGACTACGGCTCTGGTGGCAACGTGCCCGCAGCCCGCTCGCTGTTCATGGGCGCCAACGCCGTTTCCATCGCGCACGGCACCAAGGGTATGGCCGATGGCATGTCGGTAAGCCTGGACGAGGACATGGACGACCGCAAGCACGATCACATCTTGTTCTTCGAGATGATTTTTGGTGCTGACAAGTCCCAGTTCGACGGTATGGACTACGGCCAGATCACTGTGGACACGGCCTACACCGCCGCCGTCTAACGTAACCCTAACCTGAAGGAATACCAAAATGGCCCTCAAACAATCCAAGCAGGTGCTGGCGGGTCTGCCAGCCCCTACCGCTACCGAAGCTAGCTGCCCTGTCATCGTGACGGGCGAGTATGTGACCGTGACCGGCGATGCCATCAATGACATCGTGGAGTTCGGCGCGATCCCGCAGAACTGCGTGCCCGTGGATTTGATCGTGGACAACGGCGTCCTGGGCGCTTCGGCCACTCTCGATGCTGGCGTCATCAGTGGCGCTTATGCCAAGGCCGACAACGCACGCACCATGGGCAGCGAGTTCTTCGCCGCCTCTGCTGCCGCGACGGCCGGCGTCATCCGCCGCTCCAAGAACGTGAATGCCATTGCATCCGACGCTTCCGAGCGCGGCTGGGGCATCAAGTTCCTGGGCGCAAACCCTGCCGCAGGCCAGACGATCCGCGCAACGCTGATCTGCCGACCTGTGACTGTAGGCATCGCCTGATGGCCAGCCCGCGCAAAGCCGCCGAGCCTGCGCAGGCGCTGTCTGCAGCCGACCGGGAGAACCCGGAAAAGCTGTCGGGCAGCGACCTGCGCGAGTTGGCCCACCGGCGCGGGTTGGCTCGTTCCGAGGTGGAGCGCATGGACGATGACAAGATCCGCGTTCAGCTGCGCTACCTGACCCACCGCCAGTACGACGATGAAGTGGTCTGACTTCGGCCCCTATGTGTTGCCCCATGTGATTGGGTGTCCCGACCCGACCATGGAGCAGCATGTCCGATTGGCCGCCATCGAGTTCTTCCGGCGCACGCTGTCATGGCGTGAGGTGCTGGATGCCGTCTTGACGGATGGCACGGAGCGCGTGGAGCTTGAGCTTCCGTCTGGCGCGCAGGTTATCAAGATCAAGTCCGTCGAAGTTGCCGGGCGCGAAATCCCATTGGTGGAGACATCGCACGGCCTGGAGTTGTCGCGTTCAAGCCCTGGCAGTGAGTTCTCCTTCACACTAGATGGCTGCGTGCTTTTGGTTTACCCGCTTCAGGCGGCAGGCGTTCCGGTGGTCGTTGAGGCCGCCTTTGCGCCCAGCATCACATCAACCACGCTGCAGGATGCCCTGGCGTATCAGCACATGCAGGACATTGCCCACGGGGCCATTGCTTCTCTCAAGCGGTTTCCGGGGCAGCCGTTCACAGACCCCAACGGGGCACAGGAGCAGCAAGCGCTTTTCGAGCGCCGAATCTCCACCATCGCAGCAAAACACAGCCGCGGTGTGATGGCCGCCAAGATGCGTAGCCGAGCGACTTTCCTCTGACGTTGACTCCGAAAAATTAGGCGGGATTCTTGCACTCATTGCCAGGAGTGCTACATGACCATCACCGCCCAATCCGTAATCCGCCGCGCCGTTGAGACGCTGCAGGACAACACTTCGATTCGCTGGCCCGTTGGCGAGCTGGTCCGCTATCTCAACGACGGGCAGCGCGAGGTGGTGATGCACCGGCCGGATGCGCTGGTGAAGAACGCCACCGTGACCCTTTCGGCAGGAACGCGCCAGCGTCTGGATACCGGCACTGGCGCAGGGGGCGTTGGTGCATCCCAGTACCCAGCCAAGCTGATCGAGGTGGTGCGCAATGCAAGCGGCAACAAGCGCCCGGTGCGTCTGGTGATCCGCGAAATTTTGGACGCTCAACTCCCCGGCTGGCACGCACTGACAGGTGTCGAGGACATCATGCACTTCATGTTCGATCCGCGTGATCCGCTGACGTTCTATGTGTACCCGCCTGCCGCATCCACCGGGGCTTCGCTGGATGTGGTGTACGGCGCCTATCCGACCGATGTGGTGGAGCCCGAGTCCGGCGATTACACGGCGGTGTCTGGTGACGTCGACCTGCTGGACATTCACGCCAACGCGCTGCTGGACTACATCTTGTACCGCGCCTACAGCAAGGACAGCGAGTACGCAGGCAACGCCCAGCGTGCAGTGAACCATTACACCGCCTTTATGAACGCCCTGGGTGTGGAAATCAAGGCGACGCTGGCCGTTGCTCCGACCACGCGCGGCAACCCTAACCACCCAGGTGCTTCGTCCACTGGCGCGCAGGGCTAAGGGGTAAGGCATGGCCGCAGCACAGTACGACTTCGAGATTGAGCTGGGCGCGACGGTCATCAAGTCTTTCGTGTGGAAAGACAGCGCCGGCGTACCAATCAACCTTACAGGGGCCAAGGCCCGCATGCAAGCCCGCCCCAGTGTCGCATCGAACGAGATTCTTCTCGACGCGACCACGGAGAACAACAAGCTACAGATTCACGCAGAGAGCGGCGCCACCTCACTGGTGCTCAGCGCCTCAGAGAGCGCTACACTGGCTTGGCGCAAGGCGAAGTACGACCTTGAGATTGAGCTGGCCGGAGGAACAGTGACACGGCTGGTGCAGGGGACCATAACCACATCCCCGGAGGTGACCCGTGGCTGATCTTGTGGTCGTTGAACATGACACCGTTGTCGTGGTGCAGGAGATTGGAACGCAGGTTGTAGAGGTCGTATCAGCAGGGCCGCAGGGTATCCCTGGCCCGCCTGGTGATGCGTCTCAGGCCGACCTGTTTTTCCAGGTTGCCAACCGCTTCCATGAGATTGCCGACAACGAGCCGGCAAAGCAGACCGCCCGGACGAATCTGGGCCTTTCCACCATTGACGGTGGCACGTTTTTCTAAGGAGTGACCACCATGGCACGTATCCAACTCAAACGCGGCCTGACGGCTGCACTTCCCACGTCCGGCATGCTTGCAGGCGAGCCACTGGTCACAACCGACCGGGGCACGTTGCACATTGCCACCGACGCCGCGACCAAGCTGGCCGTGGTGCCTGCCATCGACGATCTGACCACACTTGCCAGCATCAACGGTGCTGCTGACCTGCTTTTGGTGCACGACGCCGATGGAACAGGTCAGAAGGAAAAGAAAATCACCTTCAATGCCTTTAAGGCTGCTCTGAACATCCCTGAAGGCACTGCTGACGAAAAAGTCGCTGTAGCGGCTGGTGGGACATCTGGTTATATTTGGGGTACAGATGGAACGGATGGTGTCGTACGCCTGAACTCCAGTCTGGCCTGGACGAAGGACGCAGGCAATGGGTTTGTGACCCTGGCTGTGGGCGACATCGACTGCGGTACGTTCTAAGGCGTAGCCCATGCCATCTCTAAAGATCAAGCGAGGCACACGAGCACAACTTACTTCTGCCTCTGCGGCCAGTGGACTGAAGCAGGGCGAGTTGTACCACGTCACCGACGAGGACCGCATCGACCTGGGCACGGAGGTGGGTGCATCGGTCGCGTTGGCGAAGAAGTCGGAGGTTGATGGCAAGGTCAGTGCCACGGGCGGCGCAGCCTCAGGTTTGACGCTCAACGACGGCTACACGGAAGAGGTTTTCGCCGTCACCGGCACCGCACCCGACTTGTCGCCCGCGAACGGCAGCATCCAGACATGGGTGGTTTCGGGCAACTCCACAGCCACAGCAGGCACATGGGCCAGTGGGGAGAGCATGACGCTGATGGTGGACGACGACAGCGCCTACACGATCAATTGGGCGTCCATGTCTATTACGTGGAAAACGATTGGTGGCACTGCTCCAACCCTGTTGACGACTGGATACACGGTCATTGAGCTTGCGAAGGTCGGGAGCACGATCTATGGCTGGCTGGCGGGGGGTGCGTGATGTTGGCGCGCAAACTAAGAC